GTTTTGATCTCAATGGTACGGCGTGCAATGCCTCAACTCGTAGCATACGATGTTTGTGGTGTACAACCAATGTCCGGCCCAACTGGATTGATCTTTGCTCTTAGAGCTAGGATTGATACAGATGGTGGAACAATGCAAGAATGGACATCAGAACCAGACCAACAATCTGGGTCAGATGGACATGCAACTGGTGACCTAGTTACCACGCCTGGTCTTTTGATCGATGCGGCGGGTGCTGGTGAAACTGGTACAGAATATACTTCATCCGTAGCTCATACTATGGGTGCAGGAGAAGCGTTAACACCTAATTCAATGTCTTTCTCAATTGAGAAAGTTTCGGTTGCTGCAGGTACACGTGCCCTTCAAGGTTCTTATTCAATGGAACTTGCACAAGATTTACGTGCAGTTCATGGTTTGGATGCAGAAGCAGAACTTGCAAATATTCTGTCTGCTGAAATTCTTGCTGAAATCAATCGTGAAGTTGTTCGTAGAATTTATGTCTCTGCTTCGATTGGTGCTGCAACTGGAACAACAACTACTGTTGGTCGTTTTGACCTTGATACTGATTCCAATGGACGTTGGATGGTTGAAAAATTCAAAGGTCTGATGATGCAGATTGAAAGAGATGCTAATCAGATTGGTAAGGACACACGAAGAGGAAAAGGAAACATTCTGATGACTTCATCTGATGTAGCCTCTGCCCTTCAGATGGCCGGTATGTTGGATTATGCTCCTGCAATGAGCACAGATCTGAATACAGATACCGCAGCATCAACTTTTGCTGGTGTTCTTAATGGACGATATAAGGTTTATGTTGATCCGTATGCTGATTCAAATGCAGCTGAATACTATTGTGTAGGTTATAAGGGTGCATCACCTATGGATGCTGGAATTTTCTATTGCCCATACGTTCCACTACAAATGGTTCGTGCGGTTGATGGTGCTACTTTCCAACCGAAGATTGCTTTCAAAACACGTTACGGAATCGTGTCAAATCCATTCGCAGAAAATGCAGAAGTTTCCACAGGACAAACTGCATCACTGTTGACAGGAACAGGAAGTGGTGGAGCACACTCCAACAAGTACTACAGAAAAGTTCGTCTTGCGAACCTTATGTAATCCTTGACCTACATACTTGTAGGATTTCTAAAAGGGAGTGGAGAAATCTACTCCCTTTTTTTGTTTGTAGTCATTTTCTTGTGAGGTATTATGATAGTTGTAATCGGCAATGGTTCATCTCGTTCAGTCATTAAATTAGAACAATTAGACAATGAAATCACTTATGGGTGTAATGCTATATTTCGTGATTATTCCCCAACACATTTGGTGTGTGGTGATGGGCCCATGACATGGGATATTTGTAGAAGTGGATATTCTGTAAAAAATCATTGTCATTTTAAAATGTTTGACCGTTTGCCAGGAATGCAATACGACATGTTAAAAATGACAATTCCATCAAATATGAAAATTCTTGAAACAAAAGAAAGAACTGAAGAATTTGTTATGTTTGGAGATGGTGGAACCACAATCATTTATTGGGTACATCCAGAAGAAAAAACAGAAAATATAGAATGGTGGGATGAAAATCATTTTTCTACATCATATAATTCTGGAACAGCAGCAGTAAGATTGGCCTGTTTACATCATCCAGGCGAAACTATCTATTGTATTGGATTCGATTATTATCTTGACCGTACTGCTGACAATATCTATTTGGGAACATCACATTATCTTGGAAATTTAGATGCAGCGACTTCTCAATTTGAAAATTTAAAAGATACTGATTCTGACCCAGAAAAATGGATTAAACAACATAAACGAATAGAAGAAGAATTCGCTGAAAATAAAATTCTTCATGTAGGGAAACATTTGAATTATATAGAGTTTGAAAATCTGTTGAATAAATAGTATAGAGAAAGACAAATAAGGAATTCTATGGCCGCAACAAATAAAATACCCGATAATTTAAATTATCTTTCAAATATCAGTTTCAGACTGACAATGGAAGATGCACCGAGCCTCACTTGGTTTTGTCAGGGCGCAAGTATTCCTGGCGTTTCTATCGATGCAATTGAAATATACAATCCTCATGCAACTGTTCCTGTTGCCGGTTCAAAAGTCAGTTTTGAAGAGTTATCTGTTCGTTTTATTGTTGATGAACATCTAAAAAATTGGATAGAAATATATGATAGAATTATTGCATTAGGTCTTGCAGAAGGACATGAGAAATATCGTAAGTTAAAAGCAGGAGGAACAAATCCTACTGCAAGGGGTGGAACTATATCAACCATTATTCTTACTCTTTTAACAAGTGCAATGAATCCGCAAATGGAATTTCATTTTTATGATGCATTCCCCATTAATGTATCGTCTATTGAATTTGACAGTTCTGCAGCCGATTTGGAATTTTTTCAAGCGTCTGCTACTTTTCGATATACCAATTATGAGGTTAAAAATTTATTGAATAATTAATAATACTATGAAACTTGAAAACATCATGAAAGAATGGGAAGAGGATGCACCCATTGATAACCAGAATTTAGATGGTGAATCAATAAAAATTCCAAATCTACACGCAAAATACATGGAAATGTACACGAAGGAAAAAAGAACGCTTCGTGAATTTAAAAGAAAATGGAAGGTTCTATTTCAAAAGAGATGGGAGGCCGTAATTGCTAAAGATGGAAAAAAACCAGAACATGATATTCGTATATCTAAATCAGAATTGGAAAAATATTATGTTGCAGCAGATAGTGAGTTGCAAGAATTTGAAGCATTGATAAATGACCAAGAAGATAAAGTTGATTATCTATCGGGAGTGTTAGATAATATCAAGAATAGAAATTGGCAAATCAAAAACGCAATTGATTGGAGTAAATTTCAAGTTGGACTTGGGTAGTCGTGCAAATCATAATGGAAAAAGAGAACGAAGTATATCTGCGGCTCTCTTGCGAACCTGGCGTCAGGATGGAATTGAATCAGTATTTTCGATTTCGTCCAAAGAATTATCAATTCATGCCAATGTTTCGCAGAAAGAAGTGGGATGGGTATGTATATCTTTTCAATAATGATAGTGGTAGGATATATTATGGTTTAAAGAATGAAATTCAACGATTTGCATCTGACCGTGAATATGAATTAATTGACCAAACAAATGACCCAATTGAAAAAATATCAAACGATGATTATTTTAAATTTCTTACTTCATTTCCTTGTAAGTATAAATTAAGAGACTATCAAAATTTTGCAATTAGGCACTCAATTGACAATAAACGATGTGTGCTTCTTTCACCCACAGCTTCTGGTAAATCTCTCATAATTTATTATTTGATAAGATATTATTTTCCCGAAAAATCATTAATCATTGTTCCCACCCTTTCATTAGTTAGCCAGATGTATTCTGATTTTGAATCTTATGCAGACAAAGGGTTTGAAGTTGAAAAATTCGTCCATAAAATTTTTGGGGGTCAAGAAAAAATAACAGATAAACCAATCATAATTTCAACATGGCAGTCTTTATATGAATTAAAAAAGGATTTCTTTACAGATTTTAAGTTAGTGATTGGAGATGAAGCCCATCTTTATAAAGCACAATCTCTTACTAAAATTATGAAGAACTTGGAGAATACATCTTACAGAATTGGAACAACTGGTACACTGGATGGAATTGAAGTGCATAAATTAATATTAGAGGGGTTATTTGGAACAACAAAGAGAGTAACGAGTACCAAAGAACTTATAAAGAAAAAAACATTATCAGAAATAATGATACGTTGTCTTGTTCTAAAATATTCAAAAGAAGCAAGTGCAATAGTATCAAAATTGAATTATCAAGAAGAACTTGACTTTTTAGTGAGCTATCCAGAACGGAATAAGTATATTTGTAATCTAGTAAATGGACTTGCTGGAAATACTTTGATATTATTTCAATTGGTGGAAAAACACGGCAATATTCTACATTCGATGTTACAAGACATTCTAGATGTTTCAACTAGAAAACTCTTTTATGTCTATGGAGGGACAGATGCAGAATCAAGAGAACAAGTCAGATCAATCGTTGAAGGAGAACCAAACGCCGTCATCTGTGCGAGCTATGGTGTATACAGTACTGGCATCAACATTAGGAATCTTCATAACATTGTTTTTGCTTCACCTTCTAAGTCTCGTATTAGAAATTTACAATCAATAGGCAGAGGATTAAGAAAATCTGAAACTAAATCGGCTGCAACACTTTATGATATTTCAGATGATTTAACTTATAATGGAAGAAAGAATTATACTTTAAATCATTTTGTAGAAAGAGTGAAGATTTATACAAGTGAACACTTTCCTTATCACATCTATACAATACCAATGTAAGGATAGTATATTCCCACCTCAAACCGTCACATACTCATTATAACACTTTTTGATGGATTTGTCAAGGGGTTTGAAAAACTTGACAAAATAGTTATAATTTGATATAATGGTAATATGAAAAATATAGAAAGGAATGTATGGCTAGGAAGAAACAACATTATGTTGATAATGAGAAATTTTTGGTAGTCATGGGAGATTACCGTGAAGAATATTTAAAAGCGAAAGATAATGACCTTGAATTACCTGTATTACCAGATTATGCAGGGGAATGTTTTCTTAAAATAGCGGAACGATTGTCCCATAGACCAAATTTTATTAATTATGCATTTAGAGAAGAGATGGTAAGTGATGGAATAGAAAATTGTGTAATGTATGCAAGTAATTTTAATCCAGAAAAATCAAAAAATCCATTTGCATATTTCACTCAAATAATATATTATGCTTTTTTACGAAGAATTGAAAAAGAGAAAAAACAATTGTATATCAAATATAAAACAATGGACGAATATAATTCAATCGAAGATTATGTTGATATGGGAGAAATGAAAGGTACTGAGGCGTCAAGTATTTCATCGGGAACATCTCCAATGACAGCTGATAAACGTGCAAATATATATGATTTTATTAGTACATTTGAAGAGAAAAAACGGAAGAAGAAAAAAGCACGAGAAGTGTCTAAAAAAGATGATGATATTGCACAATTATCACCACTTGTTTCTTATATGAAAGAGGGAATTTACGCATGAAGATTGCTTTGCTGACAGATACACATTTCGG